GCGGCGGTCTTCTGCTGCTGCTGGATGAACCCTCGAAGCTGCTTCACCGTCGACCCGAGACGAGCCGCGTTGGAGCCTGTCGATCTGGACGCGGCACTTTGCTGGAGCCTCTGTTCCTGCTCCTGCTTCTGAGATGCCTGGAGTTCTTGCTGCCCCATCCCGAATCTCTGCTGGAACGCTGCCTGTTGTTCCTGCACTCGGGAGGCTTCGCTCTCCTGCTGGCCGCGCTGCCACTGTCGCTGTTGCTCTCCGGCCTGGAACTGCTGCTGCTGTCGTGCTTCCTGCTGCTGGAACTGTTGCTGCTGGACGGCCTGGGAGATCTCCCGCGCGCGTCTCTCCTCCTCCATCTGTTGCAACTGCATCGTCTGTTGAGATCGCCGGGCGAGCCGATCCTGAACCTCAGACTCAGCCTGCTGTCGCTTCCACCAGTTCTGACCCGATCCCGATTCCTGCGCTAGCTTAAGCGCCGCGGAGATCGGCCCGTAGGATACACTGATTGCCATGAGTTACTCCTACGTCAGAAGGACGAGCCGGACAGTGGCCGTGTTGACTGTGGCGGACGGGTTCTGAACGGCGATCTGATCGATCTGTGCGTCCGTGAAGCTGGTCACGGTGCTGTCGGTCGTGATGATCCCGACCATGTCGTCGGAGGTCAGGATCAGCGGGACTCCACCCTCGCACTTGATCGAGGCATACTCAGGACCTGCATCATCCGTGTCCTTGTCGCTCGTCAGTTCGAGGATGATGTCTTCGTCTGATTCCATCACGAGGACATCGAAGTCGTCGATGCCGCCGTCTCCATTCTGCCACAGGAGTTGCCGGGCGTAATCTCCAGCATCGTCCGCGACGGCGTTCGTGACCTGAACGAGCGTCTCGAACTTCTCTCCGGTGATCGTGATCTCTTCCGGGGTCTTGCGGCTCCCGATCTCACACCACTCGCCGCCGATGTTGACCTCGACGTGCTGTAGGATTCGTACGGTTGCGCTCATGGTCTATCCCTTCGCCGTCTGAAGATTGCTCTTCCTGGTCTGTTCGCGCTTTCGCCATTGGATCTCTTGCTGATGCATTTCGACCAGCTTGTCGATGTCCGGGCTGCCATCCCTTTTTCTTGGTGTAGGGACTCCCCACCCCATCCTCCAGCGCTCCGCCGCCTGTACCAGCTTCTCCCGCTTCGTCTGCTTCTGCTGTTTCAGCTTCTTCTGTGTTTCCGCGTCTGCGGCCATCGTCGCCGAGATCGAGCCCGGTGCAGCCTGTGGCGCGGCTCCTGCTCCGATAGCCCCGCCTCCGCCTGCAAACGGGTCATACGGCGTCTGTTGGTTCCACGTTCCGCCACCACTCGATGAAGCACCGCCGACAACTCCAGGCGCCCCGCCTCCGCCCGAGGATCCCATGGCTGACGAGATGGGCCCGCCGCCGCCAGAGCTTCCTCCGCCGCTCCCGCTGAGTTGCTGCCCGAAAACATCGCGGCCCGAGGACATCATCGCCCCGGGAGTCCATCCGCTATAACTCTGCCCCGGCGCGTTCGCCGCCGCCGACTGGACCAGTCCGGAGTAGAGACCGGCATCCGGCCCCGTATCGGATCTTGACGACATGAACGAGGCGATGTCTCCATACCCGGCCTGCTGAGAGAGACCCTGCTGGCGAGAGAGATCAGCCCCTTGGCTCATCAGACCCACTCCGTACTGACCGAGGCCTGCGGAAGTCCCGGCGACTCCAAGTTGTTGCTGGGCGAGGCTCGCGGATCGACCGGCTTCTTCTTCTCGAATCCCCTGGAGGTTCGCCTGATAGTCGGACTGAGCACCCCTCTGCATCGCATGCATGATAGTGGTGTCCCCGAGCCCGCTGCTGATAAGGCCCTGAGTTCCAGCCGCCACGTTCTGCTTCAGTCCGGTCTGCGCATCCCTCCGAGCCGTCTCTCCCATCTGTCCGTATGCCGCCTGAAGCCCGCGCATCGCCGCACCCGCCTGCTGCTGATAGCCGGAGACGAGACCCTGAGCGGCCTGTTGCTGGGCTCCAAGCTGCTGAGAGGCTCCCTGGAAGCCTGTATTCGCGGCGCCCATCCCCTGCTGGAGATAGTCCATGCCCTGTGTGTACCGCTGCTTATTCGACGCATTCGCCTGATTCTGAGCGGCCTGCATCTGCTTCATAATCGCCGCGATAGTTGCGTCGTTCGTCGCCATGATTCATCTCCTACGTCAGCTCGACGCTCTTGACCCCAGAGGTCGTATCTCTATAGACAAGGTACACCTTACCATCGTCGGAGTCTCTCCAGAACAGCATCTCTCCGGTGTCGATCTGGGTCGCTCCGGTTCCCGCCGCCGGAATCGCAGACTGAGTAACCCGCCTCGGATAGAACCCCGCCGTGCCGTTGAAGCTCACGTCGCCGTTCGGTGCGACCTCCGCGTTGTTTGTCGCGTCGCCAATTTTCAGGCTTCCGGACCCGACTCGATCCGAATCGATGTACATATCAGCCCCGTCGTAGCCGATCGAGGCGTCCCGGCCTTCCCCGAACAGAATGGCCCCGGCGAGATCCGTGGTCGATCCAGCGGTAATATCCTCTTCCAGAGCAATGCCGTACGCACTATCGCCCCCTGTCATGGAGACAAGACGAATACCGTATTGTGTCACACTATTGAGACTGCCTCCATGGATGATATTCAGCAGGAGGCCGCTCTGCACAAGATCGACCGTTGGACTGCCCGCCCCCACCGTGTCGTAATTCAACATGTTGACGTAATATCCGGTATCCGCCACGTTAATTCCCGGATCGGCCCCCCCGTCAGTAAACGTCGCGGCCACGGTCATGAGCGAATACGTGCTCGTTCGATCGACCGTCAGGGCCCCCGTGGAGGTGGTGCCGTAGACTTGAACTTCCTCGTTCAGTTGGCTCAGATAGCATCGCTGGGCATATATTTTGCTAAACGTCGTTTCATTGTAAATGCTCCCATCGTGCAGAAGCCGGTTGTCGATCCCATACGCGTACGTGGCCGCACTGCTGAGTTTCCCAATACTGTGATCGCAGGAGCAGTCGAACAGAGCACCGAACACGGATTGTGGTAGGGCGGCGGATGTCCGTATGTACCGCCGCGTCGCACGTAACCCATAGGCTCCGGTTTGGGAACCCGTGTACGCAGACGTTGTGCCATTAACCATCGCAACGTACGCATCGCCGGACGAGGTTTGCACTCGTAATTGCTGCGACGACGGAGCCGTCCCAATCCCGACGTTTCCGCCCACTTGCAACGTGCCAGAAGTTAGCTTCACGTTGTTCGCAGAAATCGTCCAGTCGCCCGTCAGGTCCCGTGTCCCGTCCGCCAACAGGGCGGTGTCGTCAACTTGCAGGGTCGTGTCGGAGAACTCCAGGCCGTCTCCCGTATCGCCCCACACGAGCCCAGCCGACGCGCCTGTATAGACCAAGATGCTCTTATCCGCCGGGGACTCGCTGAGGCTCTCCATGTTGAGCCACGCCCAATACAGGGTATCCTCGAAGACGGTCAGACCGCTCCCGGTGACTTCCATCCACTTCGTCGCCCCTTCCGAGTCGTCCCAGAACGCGATCCGGTCGGCGCCAGGGTCCGTGAGCGCCTCGATCCCCAGATGAGACAGCACGAGGTCCGTTCCGCTGAGCCCAAGGCCGGTGGAGTAGTTCAGGCCCACGCCGAGAGAGTCTGTGAAGACCGGAGACTGGGCCAAGACGGACAGGGTTCCGTCCCCTTCGACCTGGAGCCCGTCTCCGGTCGGGAAGGCACTTCCGAGCACCATCGAGTTGCGCCGCTCGCGCGGGCCGCTACGAGGCTCTCGAAGGTATTTGCCGATCCCGCTCATACCTGACCGCCTCCGGTGTGGAAGCCGAACGGGAAGGCGTAGCACCACATGGACTCGCAGGCCCAGGTCTCGGCGTCCGTGTCATTCACGAGCTTGATCACGGCGGCGTGCGTACTGATCTGCTCGAAGTACGGGCCATTCACCCCGGAGGACATGGACCGGCTCATCACCACTGAGGTCGAAGCGTAGGCATCCTCGATGGTGACTCCCTTGTAGACTTCGAGAGTCACGCCGTCGGTTTCGCTGGAGCAGTAGGCTTGAAGATCCATGAAGCGGAGAAGCTCCCCAGGCGCCGCCTCAAGGGGCGGGAGCTTGATGTATGAGTCGATGGCCGTGTCGTCGTCCGAGAGGGAGTCTCCGTCGAGTTGGCGGATATACCCGTCAAAGCCACCAATCAGAAGCGCCCTGTCGTTCGGATGGTCCGCGTCGTAGGTGTGTGATGCGGACGGCCCCATCGTGTTAGGAAGCTGATCCTTCCACCACGAATCGGTCTTTGAGTCGTAGAAGTAGTGGTAGGGCTGCGATCCTGCATCCGCCTGCGAGAGAGGCACGAGGAAGAGATGAAACCCGTATTCCTCTCGGCTCCATATCATGTGAATCTCGTACAGCGCGAAGTTGAACTCACTGAACGCTGGTTCCATCCTTCCGATGCTGATAGGTGTTGGGGTCTCGGAAGCTCCGGGCTGCATCTTGTAAACGATGGCGTCCGTTCCCATGAAGTACATCACGCCGCTCGGATCGTATGTATAAGCCTTTGGCCCTACGATTCCGATCTGGAAGCTGATGGCATCGATCTCTCCGCCCGCCGCTGGATCTCCGCGCATTACATAAAGTGAATGGTCGCCTCCGATCACCATGAGATCGTCTCGGTACGGAGCGAGGCACGTCACTACGTCGCCCTGAAGAGAACCGGCGAATGCCATGGTCGCTGTGATGGTAGCGGGAAAGTAGTCGAAGTCGTCCGGGTCTCCGACAGCGGAGGCGCAGTAGACATTCGGGCTCGTCTGAAGACCGGCCAGCACGAGACGGTTCCGATACAGCGCGATCATGGTGCATCCACGATTCGCATCGTCTACATCACCTAAGTCATTGGCGGCGTTGTAGGCGACGGTGCTGTTTGGCGCAGGCGTAACGGTCAGCCGTGTATCAGGATCTTCGTAGAGGGCGGCGGAGACGTAGTAGCTGCCGTCGTCGTCCGAATCTGTGGCACCAGAAACGATCACTCGTTCCAGGGTGGTCACGTTTCCGGGAACGTAGAGATAGCCACTTGCCGCGTTCGTCCCTTGGAGCGTAATCGAGTCACCTGTTGCCGCTAAAGGAAGCGCTCCAGCCGTAGGAACCCAAGGGTATACGGTCGAATCGTCCGGATCGTAGTAGTGGTAGCCATAGCCGTCGACGAAGTAGATCTTGCTGAAGGCTTCCTGTGTTCCTACGGTTCCGCTCGGGGTGATCTGATCGTCTCCGACAAGAGCGAGTCCGTCGGTCATGGTCCCGGCGTAGATGTCTCCGGCGCTCACAGCAATAAGTTCTGTGCTTCGCTTCGTCGCCGGTGCGACACCTGCGTAGATCGAGAAGTCGTTGACCGTTCCTGCCCATGCCTGAGTCGTGCCGTTATCACAGCCGCCACTGATCGCAATCCTGCGATTGTCGTTGGAGATCACCGGAGTTACCCCGCCTCCGATGTCGACCAGGAGGTCCAAGTCGCTCTCAATAGTCGTTCCAGCGACCTTGAACGCTTTCAGTGTGGACCCAGACACGCTGACTTCAATATCGACCCCATCCGTCCATGAGCCGCTTGTGACCTCGATCTCACTTGCGGCTGCTACGATTGCGATCACTTCACTTGCGCTCTCCCCGTCGTAGAAGATCGCGTATCGGTAAAATGTCGCGCTCGTGATTAAGATCCGGACGACAAACCCGGTCCCAGCGCCCGTATCATCTTCTAGGGTCGTAGAAGGCCATGCGTAGAAGCAGATGTCGATCGCATTTCGGGTGTCAGCGGTGGTGTATGGAGAAGAGCCGTCGTAATACGTATCGTCCGCTGCATAGTTGAGCTTGATGATGAAGCTCTCGTACGTCGTTCCATACCCGTCGTCAGGAGCGTAGAGCACGAGATAGCTCGGGAACACCCCATAGTTGTACATGGTAGCGCCAACAATCGCGTCCGATGCCTCGTCGACTTTCATCCCGTAGTCGTCGCCATCCCCAAGCACGACCGATGTACCCCCGATGGCGAATCGAGTACCAGCCAACTCGCTCCGATATTCCGCCACCCACTCCGTAGGCCCTAAGACTCTTGCGTAACCATTTGCGGCGTAGGAAGTGAAGTCGTCGTAGAAGACGAGGTCTCTGGCGATGATGGAGTTCGGATCGAATGCGTAGACCACAGAGTCGATTGCCTGGATTGCATTCGATCCGTTGACTTGTGACTCGAAATACTTCGAGAGCCCCGAACGCTGCCCCACACGGCAGCGGCCCTCCTCGCTACCGTAGGGGCGAACATTCAGACAATCCGGGGTGAAGTCCTTACCCAGGCCTTGATACGGCTGCACGAGGTTCAGCCCGCGCCGTGGCATGGGAACGTCGAACCGCTCTGGCCGTGGCATGACTACTCCTCGTGCGGCACATCCGGTTCCTCTTCAGGCTCGGGCTGGTCGCACCGTTCGATCAACTGCTTCAGAGCGCCACACATTCCGTTCGCACGATGAAACTGTGCGATCAGTTGCTCGCTCTGGCGCTCCATGTTCACGAGTTCCTGTTCAAGAAACTCCTTGGTGATTTCCACGTAGCTCTCCTTATTCGACGGCGGTTGCGATGGGGATGTAGTACGTCGTACCGCCGATGTTGATCTTCGCCGCCATCGTACACGCGGCATTCATCGTGGCCGCCGTGATCGTGTTCTGAATCATGTGACCAGATGCCTCGTCTCCGAGGGTGAATCCGGTCAGGCTGAAGAGGAAGGCATCGTCGTCCACGTCCGCTCGCCCGTCCGCATGCCCGCCGTTGTTGATTTCGATGAAGGAAATCTTGGTGGCGCCCGCAGGATCGGAAGCCGCGCCGTCGGAGTAGATCACGGCCTGCATTGCAGAGAGGGTTCCGGTCGGGGCGATCCCGTCTGCCAAATGCAGCGTCGCCTTCAGAGCCCGGCCCTCGCCCGACACGGCGCCGTCGGTATCGGCGAACATCAGGCTGATGTTGGCGCCATAGGCGTTGCTGATGGGTTCGTTGACGGATGTCATGGCCCGGATGGTCGAAACGCAGCAGCCCGCTCCTGGGTTTCCATAGGCTTCCACACGAAGGTACATCCCTCGCATGTCGCCGGAGGCAGAGCTGTCGTACTTCGCCCGCATCTCGACCATCTTCCCGCCACTGTTGGAATAGGCGGGGTAGGTGGAGGTTCCGATTTGCAGGATGTTGGCATCCGGCGCGACGTGGGATGGCGGCGACGTGGGATCGTCGCTCATCAGCCACAGCGGGCCGTTCATCATGTCGTACTGGTGTCTCAACTTCGCCATGAGGATTCTCCTCAAGATGTCAGTGTGTAGTCGGTTCCGTCGATGGTGTAGGTATCGACGCCCGTGTAGACCCGTCCGGCACTCGCGCCGCTCTTCGGGCCGTAGTCCCCGAGATTCCGAAGCCCAGAGGATTCATCGATCTTGATCGCCTTCATCAGCGCCTCGGCATACTCCTGCGCCTTGATGCGGTCACTTCCTCGCCTCTTCTCAGCCTGAGCGAGGCAAGCTGCTTCGATCACTTCGTCGAACTCGGGACCCGCGTTGGGGAAGTCGTGCAGCGACTCCATGAGGTTCGGATAAATCCGGCATCGGCCCGTGATGGTCAGGTCGCTGGATGGCTCAGGCCACACTAGCAGTTCCCATCGTCGAGCCGAGTCATTCGTCAGTCTGTGAATCGCGTAGTGCGTCGGCCAGCCGGAGACCTCTCCGAGAGAGCGTCGTTCTCGGATGTCGGACTCGTCGGTGCGTGACAGTTGCGGATAGCCCGTGCTCGCGGCGTACGTGAGCCATGCGAGTTGCCCGTAGAATCCGTCAGGCAGGTAGTACCGCCACGCTTCGCTCTCGACACACTGAGGCTCGGTCCCGTCTGAGTCGAACGTGATGCTGAAGTTCTGATCGCTCCAGTTCCACTCGGCGCCGCGCTCGTTGTAGAAACGTCGGTAGCCGTCATTCACGACACGCTTACAGATCGACAGTTCCGCCACGTCCGTAGGGATCGCCGGAGCGGTTCCAGCTGCGTTGATGGCGATGCCGAGGTGCTCGGCCACTCGGAGAATCAGATCCTCGAAGTCGAGGGACAGCGTCGGTTCAGACAAGGATCACCGTCCTTTCTTCTTCAAAGTCACACAAGCCTCCCGCCATGGAGGGGCCGGGCAGTTATCAGCCCCTCCATGGGGTTAGCAGGAGGCTACGTACTGGATCAGTCGAACACGTCGACCGAGTTCTCTTCGTAGGCGTAGCGCGCCCAGAGAACGTGAACGGCCGCTGCCGCCGCGTGTCCGGTCTTGATCTGAATCGTCGGACCCATGGCGACGTTTGTGGGCGGGTAGGGCCACGCGGTGCTGTCGGTGATGTCGACGCTCTCAACGAGATACCCGTCGACCCAAAAGCCGATGGTACGCTTTCCGTCGAAGGTCACGCCGTACTTTCGCGGCGTCTCCGCGACTAGATCGGCCCGAAGTGCCGCCGGAAGTGCCGTCGAGTTTGAGGCGTCGTCCAACACCTGCTTCGCCGTCGAGCCTTCCTTTTTGTAACAGGCGTCGACGGTCGCACCGTCCGTCTGGTAATGGAATCCGACGAGAGTCTCGTCCTTGAGACCGGCGATTTCGGCGGCGACGCCGTCGATCATACACTCTAGGATTCCAGTAGCGTCACCGAATCCGATGAACCACGATTTGTCGTTCGAGGCGCCGACGGTGTCGGGGGCAATCGCCGCTTCGATCCAGAACTTGTTCCCAGAGTTCAAGGCGATCTTCCCTGCCAGCGGCCCATAGAGGGCCGTGTAATCGTTGTCGGTGGCTCCGGTCGAGATCATCGCGCCCCGCCCGATATATACAGCGATGTCGGTCGGGTCGATGTCTACGTCGTCTCCAGTTAAGCGGAAGCCCGGAACCGAACCCGCATCGTCCTCCGCCACACTCTGGAAGTCCGTGTGTGCGTAGAATCCGTTCCCGCCGCCAATCAGATCGCTCAGGTGGCAGTCAGACCAGATCGCAGGGCTCGGCGCGTCCTGCTCGCCTGGCACTTTGTACTGAATGTTGCTCATCAGCATTTCTCCTGTCAGATCAGAGGCTTTGTCCCCAGACGGCTTAGGCCGCGAGGGTCTTGTGAAGGACGAAGCCGCCTTCCCTGACGTTCTTGCAGAAGTAGTTGTAGGACGAGTCGACGAACGTGGTCATCACGTTGTTCTGCTCCACGTCTCGCATCGGGCCGTCCTCGCGGAGCCAGTCGCCCGACTGAACGAAGGGGTAGAAGTTCGAGTGGTTGACCGCGTACACCGGCGCGGGGCTGTTCGAGGTGCTCCCGCCACTTCCGATCACCGCGTAGTCGTCCAGGACCGGAGCGTACGTGATGGGGACGCGGCGGAAGGTGGTCAGGCCGTGGAAGGGATCGAGATCCCGACCGATGTTGTCGTTGGCCGTAGTGACCAGACCCTCGTACTGCGTCAGGGTGTCCAGGTCCATGTAGATCCGGAAGTTCGCGGCGGGACCCTTGATCAGGTCGCGGATCGTCATGGGCGACTGGAATCTCGTCGCGTGGAACGCACGACGCATCCGCATCACGAAGTCAGCGTTGATCGCGGTGTAGACGGCGCCGTAGTTCTTCCACTTCTCGTTTGCGGTCAGGGCCGCGTTGATGTTGCCCTTGGTGGTGGTGGTGGTTCCGTCCGAGAAGTGGACCGTCTTGCACTCGAACCCGCCGTCGTCCGTTGCCGCCGTGACCGCCTCTTCTCGCATCGAGAGCCAGTAGGGGAGGCCGCGAGGGTTGAGATCGTCGTCGGAGTTCGACGGCGTGGACCATGCCCGCTCTTCGAGCAGCTTGGCGAGATCCAGCATCGCGTCGACCCGGCGGGTCTTCACGAGGTCGATCAGGCGGGCGGGAGCCCGGTTGCGCAGCATCTCGCGGCGTTCGATGCTCCAGTACGTGTGAGCCTGACACCACGGGGCCGTGATCTCTTTGTGGACATCCGCGACGTTGATGGCGGTCTTCTGGTACAGCCGCACGTGTCGCGCGTGCCCGGAGGTTTCGAGGATGATGTTCCGTCGAATGGACGAGCCGCTCTCTACCTGGATCTTGTCCTTCTTGAACCAGATGTTGCAGACGGGGAACTGCGCATACGGAAGCGCAACCTCGAACTGCATCTTCGGGAGATTGACCAGAGTCGTCGACAGAAGATCAGCGAGACTGCTGTTGCTGATACCTGCGGTGCTGGGCATTGTTGGTCTCCAGCCACACAGGATGAGAATTAGTCGTAGTCGCCACCGCTTACGTCGATCCCAAATTCTGCGGCTCTATCCGCGTAGGCTTGCTGGGCTGCACGGTCTGAACGTTCCGTCCCGGCAGCGCGCCGCCTTCGATGGGTCGGCCTGTGCGTGGCCTGACTCGACCGCTTCTTCACCTGCGAGGCGATCTTTTTCATTGTCAGTTTTCCGATGTTCTCGGAGGCGACCATTAGATTCGCCTGTTCGAGAGCATCGGCCACGGAGAGCGGAATGCCCTGGCGCTCGGCGCCGCCACGGATTCGATCCGCGACATGCACAAGCTGCTGGATCATGGCATTCTGCTTCTCATTGACCTCAGTGCCGTTCCCGTACAATTCATGGAACTCGGGTTCCAGGCCCTTGAAGAAGCCTTCGACCTCTGTCCTCATCGCGGACTGTTTCCGCATCGTCGCTTCGACCATCAACTCGCGTACCGGCTCGATCATCGGGCCGACGATGTCTTGGAAATACTCCGGGCCGTACTTCTCTCGGAGGGATTCCAGCTTGTCGCCGTAGATCTGAGCCAGGAGGGGATCCGCACCTTTCGCGGGGGCCTGTTGCTGAGGCTGCGATTGAGGCTGCGGGGCGGGTTGCTGCTGAAGCGGCGCGGGGGTCTCGCCGAATTGTCCGTATCGTGTACTGAGGTTATTCAGCGTGTTCAGGCACATCTGGGCATAGTTCTCGGCAAGCTCAGGGTTCTCCTTCGCTATCGAGTCTAACTTCTCCATGTCGGCGCCTGCGCGCTGTGCCGCCCTTCGGAGTACCGGATTGAGGGTAGGCTCTTCGCCCTCCTCTTCCGCCTCGTCAGAACCTTCCTTGGAATCGTCTTCCTTGGATGTTTCGTCGTCCTCTGCGCCGTCCTCGTCCGTCTCCCCTTCCTCGTCTTCCGGATCTTGATCGTCCTCGTCCAGATCTTCCTGATCCAACTCGTCGTTGGTCAGTTCGTTATCGGTGCGAGAGCGACGGATCGAGCCTCGGTCAGTAGAGGCTTTCGTCTCCCCATCGAAGACGCTGGCGAATTCGCCCTTCAGGCGCTCCGCAAGCTCCTCGGTGGCTTGATCTTCATCGACTTGGGTAGAGGTTTCGTCGAGTTCGACTGTCGAGTCCGTCGATTCGGCCATTAGGTAGGACTCCTGTTCGCCTGAATGATTCTTACCACCCCGAAAATGCGAGTCAAGGGGATCTTTGGATAAAAAAGGTCCGCCGGAGTCTACTCACGCCTAGAGTTCATCCGACGGACCCGAGCATGAACGGCGCCACAAGGCGCCATCACTGGAATGTTTAGGTGAACTGCTTCTTCAGTTCGCGTGCGATTCGCTTCTCCTCCGTCGCATTGCGAACGATCACTCTCCCATCGTCCGTGAGCGGGATCTCCGGGTACTTCTGCCTGTGTTCTGAGACTTGATCCGGGTTGACGCCCATCGCGTCGGACAGGATCTCATGCGCCCAGTCTTTGTGTGTCCTGATGGATTCGCCCCCGAAGTCCCTGTCCATCTTCTCGCCGCAGTAAGAGCATTTCGGCCTTCGATTCCTCGCGGAGACCTTCCTGTATCGAGTGGCGTGATTCCCGCAATTCTCACAAAGGTAGCAATAGGCTGGCATCAGTCGGGGACTCCGTTCAGGTTCACTCCGATATACAAGTACCTGTCGCTCTCTCCGTTCCGCAAGTAGGCATGGGTCGATTTGGTTCCGCGCCTGACGAACTCCATCAGGGTCGGCGCGCCTTCGGGGAACGTCCTCTTCAGGCCATCCCTCGGTCCTCCGAAGAACTCGAACACGGTATTCTCCGTTGCCTCCGACATCAGTATCCGGACTGAATCTCCGCCGGTCTCTCTTGCCGCATCTGATTCTGTTCCTGCTGCGGGCCGACGCCTGCGGGAACCATCGCTCCGGGCACGGGCTGCTCAGGCCTCCCGCCTCCCAAGCCGCCCATTATACCTTGACCTCCGGGCATGAGAGTCTGAATTACCTTCGGATCGAGCGGAATCCCCTGGTTCAGGAGATCTTGGATCAGGGCGTTCTGTCGCTGAAGAATCGGGCTGTTGATGATTTCGTCGCTCTCGTCGATCCCCATCTTGCGGAGAACCACGTTCAGGGCGCCGTCGAGATTCAGGGCGGGACCGATACTCATGTAGGCCTGCGCGAGCGCGGGGATCACGCTTCCGTAGAGTTCGAGGAGCCTGCGGATCTCCACGTTCGGGTCCTGCCGGGCCATCGAGAAGGGGCGGACGGTGATGTTGTAGTCCATCCAGTCGCCTTCTCGCATCTCGGGCGTGTAGAGCACCTGCACGTCTCCGCCGCCCTGCCGCTTGATCAGAGGGAGCGGCTCAATCATCGGGTCGCTATGAAGTAGGAAGGCGAGGTGTTTCGTGATGTCTGCGGTGAAGTCGTAGACGATCCCCTGCATGTCGCCCAGCCGCACCGAAGTCGCCGCCTGGACCATTTCGGCCTGTCCAAGGGTCGGCTCGCTTGACCCGGCGCCGGAGAGGACCTCGATGTTCATCGACATTTCAGAGAACTGCCGCTTGGCCCACTCGATGTACTGATACACCCCGTCGTTGACGCCTCCGTAGCTGACCTCTTTGATGCCGTCGATGTCGCTGACCGCGATGGCTTCCCCGTCCGCAGCCCCGACGATGTTCTCCGCATCCTTCATCGCGGACGGAGTGAACCCGAGGACGCTCTTCTCGCGCTCCGCCTGACTGACCGCCTTCCGCACGATCTTGTTGACCATGTCGTGCAGGTCTTTCCACAGGTACGCGGGTGGAATCGGAAGGACGTTATCGGACATGGGAGAGAACCCGAGCATATGGTACGGACCCTCTTCGGGGCCTTCGTAGTCGACCGTCCGGAGGATCATGGCGTCGACCTGACCGTCCGGCGCCCAGGGCATGGTCACGATTCGCTGCTCGTACGGGATATACAGGTCCACCAGATCGACCGTCGTGGCAAGATCGAATGCCTGATTGATCCCGTCGGCGCCGATGCCAGCTGCCTCGTCGGACATCTTGTAGTCGTACCGGCTGCTGAGGCCACGGATCACGTCCGGATCGTACCTGCCCGAGTCGAGGAGGATCTCTTTGTCCGCCTCGAAGCGGTTCCCGATCATGCACTGTGCTTCCCACGATCGGGCGAGCGGGTCGATGATCATGTCGTCCGGATCTACCGCGTCCGCGTAGGGCTGGTCAATCTCGTGGTCGACACCCTCGTAGTTCCAGTAGGTTCCTGCTGAGTCGATTCCGATACGGACGAAACCGGCACAGAAGATGGCGTCGAAGATCACGCGGCGGAGGGTTTTCCTGAGTCCGACTTCTCGGATGAGATGGTTGAGGGCAAGTTCCAGGACCCCGGCATAATCCCGGTATGCGATGAACCGGGTGCTGATCTTCGCCTGCGGGTCGCGTGATACCAGATTCGGGATCAGGGTGTTCGCGGCCTGATTGATCAGATTGACCGGAGCCGCCTTCCCTCTTCCCTCCATATCGGAGTGGTAGAGGCTGGTGCTGTAGTCCCGGAGGAGGGCGACTCGGTTCGTCTTCGCCCGGTTCATCCGCCGCATCCCCTCAGTTGCGTATCGCGCCAATTGACGAGGGTTACTCGTGTTCACGGCCATGATTTTCTCCCGGATGTCTCATTGACAGCCTATCGCCTTTGCTACTATAGTCAATGGCGACTTCTGAGCGACTTGCAGGCTTTGAGCGATCGCCGCCGCGAACGGCAACTGCTCGGCTCGCAAGATTTGTCCCTCCGGGCTCCCTCCGACCGGGGGGGCTTTTTTATGGTCTCCACGGATCCTTCTTCATCATCCTGACCTTCTTCTCGTGCCGCCGATACGCAAACGAGCCCTTTGGCGCCATCGAATCCGGGTTCTGGTGCTCCGGCGCTTCTCGAACCGCGAGCCATGCCAGCGCGTCGGCAATCACGTGGTCGCCATGCAGCGCCCGACCCCCGGAGGTCTCTTCTTGGAGCCTCGACGGGATCGGCGTACCTGCGGAGTCGTAGATGTAGTCTGCGGCCTCGGAGAGAGATTCCTCGCAGGGGTTCACGAGATCGTCCGTCCCCAGCGCGTCGCGGTATCCGCCCAGCAGCATCGACTTCTTTGCGGCGTTCGAGTTCCATCCCCAGCGAGGCGTCTTCTGATTCCTCGTGCTCGTTTCGTTCCGCTGCCGGTAGAAGTTCGGATACTGCATCGACACGAGCTTCCGACCGAAGATCCCCCCGGGGCCGTTGTTCTCCCAGCAGATGAAAGTAGGGCACGAGTAGCCTCCGAACCAGACCCCAGCCATCGCCGCGTTGACCGCCAAGGCCTCCGGGGAGACGAAGGCGTCCCACCACTTAGCGATCACCTGACCAATCTCTACGGCAATCACCGTAATCACGGAGTTGGAGTTACCCGACCCGTTCGAGATGTCGATCCCGAAGACGTAGGTGTAATACTGAGGAGGCCGTCCGTCTTCCATCCGGCACCAGAACCGCCATGGGGCGCGTCGCGCGTTGCGGGCGTAGACGACATGGTCTGGATCGAGGGACTGCACCATCTCGATCTTCTCCCTGTCGGTGTACTCATCCTTCCAGAGGAGGTCGCCACGGTGCAGAGGGGGTGTCAGATGGTCGTGCCGGTGCCTCTCGATCTCAGAGTGGTCGAAGAAGAGGTCTCCAGACTCTCCGTGCTCCATCTCGATTTCCTGGGCCACGGTCTTCCGGGAGAACTTCGCATCCATGTTCTCCTTCCAGGGAGAGGTCCATTGGATCTTCCCGCTCTCAGAGACCACCTGGCGGGCGCCTTGCGCCATCCCGGGGTGTCGATACCACGGGAGGCGGAGATGAGTCCCGTGGCCGTCCTTGATCCTCTTGTGAAAGGTCGTGTTCGGGCCGTGGGGCGTGGAGACCCATATCTGACAGGGCGTGTTCTGGGACAGCGAGGCTTCGACTTCGTCCCCCTGACGGATCGCGGCGGCTTCGTCGATGATGTAGAACGCCTTTCGGCCGCCACGGCCCACGTCGGCGTTGGTGCTCTCCCCGATGATGGTCGACTTGAGTTCCTTGTTCTCCAGGAACATGAAGCGGTCTCGCATCTTCGGGATCATCCAATTCGGGCACATGCGATGGATGTATCGGATCTTCTCGAACAACGCATCCATGTCCCCGGGCCTGTCGACCAAGTCCTCTTTGCGACTGACACATCCGATGTGGGTGCTTTTGGAGAAGAGCATGTAGTGATCCGCGATGGCGAGCATGAGCCATGTAGCTCCCATCTTGCGCGACTTCTCCAGATTCACATCCTTGCCGGTCTCGATGGCGTTGAGGATATCAAGGGTGACTTCGTCCTGCACGGGCCACGTGATGAACGGAACGTGGGCCATGTTGCCCGTGATCGGGATCTCGTTGCCGTTCACGTCGATGTACTGCTGGAGGAGCGTCCAGGCGAAAGCGTTGATCCAGAAGAGGGGGCTAAGTTTGCACGCGCACAGAATTGTCTCCCTGAATTTCAGGTCGACTTGTCCCCTTGTCCGAAGCATCTTCCTCCACTTCAGATTGTCCTCCTGGCGCTTGGGGACGACGAGGCCGGTCTTTTCGCAGGTCCAGAAGTCGGGCTGATGGTCCAGAGGCTTCGTTCGCAACTGGACGTGCTTCGACTGGGCTTTTCCGCGCGTCGCTAGCGAACTGAGCCGTAAGGCTGTTGAGTTGCTCTGTAGTAAGCTCATCGAGGTGCTCCATGATCTGACGCCCGTCGTCGGACACCGGATCGCCCTGTGCGGCCTTCCCCTCAAGCCGCTCGTAGATCAGGGTGACAGCCCACTGATTGGACTTCTTCGGATCCAGCGCCAGCTTCACCAGCTTCTTCGCCAGCAGGTCGATTCCCGTCGGCGCCCTCATCCCGGGCTTCAGCCGCTTCTTGAGTTCGGGATCGACCTGCTCCAGAAGTTCAATGGGGACGGGGCGCCCGAGAATGCCACGGAGCGTATCAGTGAGTTGGGCGACCTGATTTTTGGATGATGCTTCCGCCATTGAGTGATATACTCCGGTCTCAGACTACGCATAGGAGAACCCCTCATGCAACAGCAATTCCACGGCGCAGCCTACCTCGACGGCGACGCGAACGCAGGGACGGCCTTTACCCTCTGGCTCCAGGGCGAGTCCGGTGCGTACACTCTGAAGTCCAACGAACGGCTCTGTATCACAGACTTCAGCATCTACGACGAGGACGGCGGAGACTGCTATATCGGCTGGGATACCGACGGCGACGCGGACAGCCCGGTACTTGCGGCAGAGCGGCATGAGGTCCTATGGGCGGGGAACCTGGTCGCCAAGGGCGGAGTGGTCCAGTCGCTACTCACCCCATTCCTTGGACCCGCCGGGACTACTCCCGTTGTCGTTGGAGGGGCAACGAATGTAACCAGCGGCTTCATCTCCGGCTACATCTCCAAGTCGTAGGAGGCGCATCATGTCCATGGGAATGATGATCGGAAGCCGCATGATGGGCGGCGGCGGGATGGAGCCCGCTCTGTTCGTCGGGGAGGTCAACGGGGAGGGCGCAGCGCCTCTCTGTGCCGGGAACTACATCTTCGGGGGAATTCAGCGCAGCCGGCCCTGTTATCACCGCGAGGATGGCGCCTATTACGTATGGATCAACGCATCCCCGGACTGGTACGTATCGACCGGGATCAACCAATACACGCCACGCTGGTCCAACGAAACTGCTGCTACGTTCACCGAGGGCGTATGGCCCCGCCTCGACAACCCGGCTCTTGACGATGCCTACGTCTCTTTCAGCCTGAGCCAAGACCCCGCCCTATAACACACCTTTACATATCCGCGCGCGTATGCTACTATGTGTTCATGCCCGTAACGCTCCGGTTCATCACGGTCGCGTGTGAGAATTGCGGAAGGACCTTCATCGCTACGGAGGAAGATCTCCGTGACGAAACAGACGAGAGGAAGCAGGACCACTTCTTCGTCTACCGCGAAACCGACGGCCCTGAACTCACCGGCGCCTTCGAGTGGAATCATATATGCGAAGGCGGGCCAGTCTCTGGGTGTGCGATCCTGAGGATGCCGGAAGAGCCGGTGCCGAAGTTCAAGATCAATCACCTACAGGCGGCGGTCCTCGAATCGTCCATAGACAGGATTCTGAAATACGGAGCGAAGAAGAGACATAGGAGAGAGCATGATCAAGATCCCGGAGGAAAAGATTGACGAGTTGCGGTTCAAGGTCGACGCGGCGATTCAGGCCGTCATAGATCCGCCGAAGCCGAAGGTGGAGGAAAACCCCTACGCGGCATTGGTCGACCCTTCTTTCGACCACTACACAGGAACCAATAACCGCGCGTACTACTACACCGAGGCCTTCGACGCCGTGGCGAAGATTCCGGAAGACCAGCGCAACGATGTACGTATTAAGGCGGCAGTCTACACCCGGATCGCAGAAATCATCGGACTCGGACCGTATGGCTTAGATCGCGGCCTTCAGAAGATCCAAGAGATCGCCGATCCGCTCATCAAAATCATCATGCTTCGTGAGGTAGGCAAGCGGCTACAGAGGGAGACAGCCTTCACCCTCCCAAAGGAAGCAAGACTTCAGGAGAGGCCGTCGTTTGTGAGATACGTGCATGATTTTGTGATCTCGAAGCACAAAGGTCCCATCTACGACCCGAACAAGCCGATCGTACCCGACGAACCGGAGTCCCAAGAGGCGACTACGGCAACAGCAACCCTGGACACGAGGAGACGATGGTGGCAGAAGAAGTGAAGGAAGACACGATGAAGCCCGACAGCGAGGACGTGATGGAGTCGTGCGTCGAAAGCCTCGAACGCCTTACGTCAGCCGAAGCTGTAAGGCTACATTTCGACATGCTCAACGAGTACTACGATCTCGCGGAGCGGTGGTTCGATGCGAATTTCGTCCACAACGTCCTGGCGCCCCGGAAGCAGGCGGAGGCCCGCAAGGTGGTAGCGGGTCGCCTGAAGACCGACCGCGAGCGTCTCCGCACGCTGAGCAAGGAGTTGGAGTTCATGCGGGGACAGATCGCTCAGGACGCTACCACGATGCTCGAAGAGGCTTCCGAGGAAATCACCGGGAAGCTCAAGGAGGCGTTCGGCTACAACACGAAGCCGATGATGGAGCCGGAGCCTCAGGCGCCTGATCCGGAGCCCGCACCCGAAGCGGACGAGCCCCAGAACGAGCCGACGGATTCCAGCGAGCAGGAGTAGGTGTCAGGATGTGTGAGGGTGGTGCGAGATTTTGTGGGCTGGTTGGAGATGCGGGATACCCCCGCCCTCTCCCCCTCTTCCCCCCTTTTCTCCCCCCCCTCACACTCCCCCCCCTTATAT